GAATGGCTGAGTTTTCCACGCCCGTCCGCAGCGAGATCGCGACGGAGGAGCGATCGAGCGTCCCGAGGGCGGGTGCCGGAGGTGAGTTTACACACCGCAGTCAAGGGGCAATTCGGGCTCGGGACTGGCCGGGCTATGGGCAAGGCTCTTAAAAAGCCATGTTTCTCGGTAAACTTTACAGAAAGAAAAGGAAACTGCTACTGCAAGCTGTGCGAGCTCCACAGGCGCCATCTTCCATGAGCTCCTCCTGGCGAGTGCCCCGCGGCGATGTCTCCGCCCGCGAGCTATGTTGGTACCGCTCAGTTCGAGAGAGCCACGATGCTTTTTGTGGCTGTCGTGATCCTGTTTTTCATCTTTCTCGTCTGGCTGCACGTTCTAACCATCAGGGACCTCCGACGCCCCCCACGGACGAGCGCCCGTCGGCGTCTACCCCAGTGAGGCGCCTGCTGCCGCTGCCCTCCTACCCCGGCGAGGGTCCCCAGGCTAGATGGCCTGGTGGAGATGGAGAAGGCGCTGGTGACGCCCGCGGAGGCGCTGGAGATGGCGGCGCCCGCGCAGGCGAAGAAGAGTACCGGCCCGAAGACCTCGACGAGCTGTTCGGCGCTACCGAACAAGAACAGTAAGGAGACGGAGGCGAGGGTGGCAGAGGGGCTACAGGCGCCGGTACAGACTCAGACGCTACCGTAGACGGGTCAGGCGACGCAAAAAGATAGTACTGACTCAGTGGAACCCCCAAACTACTAGAAAATGCATTATCCGCGGACTTATGCCAGTTATCTGGGCGGGCATGGGCACGGGGGGCCAAAACTACGCCGTCCGCTCAGATGACTTTGTAGTAGACAAGGGCTTCGGGGGCTCCTTCGCTACAGAGACTTTCTCCTTGAGAGTACTGTATGACCAGCACCAGAGGGGCTTTAACCGGTGGTCCCACACCAACGAGGACCTAGACCTTGCCCGTTACAGGGGATGCAAATGGACCTTTTACAGACACCCAGACACTGACTTTATAGTGTACTTCACTAACAATCCCCCCATGAAAACTAACCAGTACACTGCCCCTCTCACCACTCCTGGAATGCTCATGAGAAGCAAATATAAGATACTAATACCTAGTTTTAAAACAAAACCCAAGGGAAAAAAGACAATAAGCTTCAGAGCCAGACCCCCAAAACTATTCCAAGACAAGTGGTACACTCAACAAGACCTCTGCCCTGTGCCCCTCATCCAACTGAACTTAACCGCAGCTGATTTCACACATCCGTTCGGCTTACCACTAACTGACTCTCCTTGCGTAAGGTTCCAAGTCCTCGGAGACTTGTACAATAACTGTCTCAATATAGACCTTCCGCAATTTGATGACAAGGGTACAATTTCAGACGCATCCTCTTACAGTAGAGATAATAAGCAGCAGTTAGAAGAATTATATAAAACTCTATTTGTTAAAAAGGGCTGCGGACACTACTGGCAAACATTCATGACCAATAGCATGGTAAAAGCACACATAGATGCTGCACAGGCACAAAACCATCAACAAGACACCTCAGGCCCTCAAAGTGCAAAAGATCCATTTCCAACAAAACCTGACAGAAACCAATTTGAACAATGGAAAAACAAATTCACAGACCCCAGAGACAGCAACTTTCTCTTTGCCACTTATCACCCAGAAAACATTACACAGACTATCAAAACAATGAGAGACAATAACTTTGCTCTAGAAACTGGAAAGAATGACCTTTATGGTGATTATCAGGCCCAGTATACTAGAAACACTCACCTTCTAGACTACTACCTGGGCTTCTACAGCCCCATATTCTTGTCCAGTGGCAGATCCAATACTGAATTCTTTACTGCCTACAGAGACATAATATACAATCCACTACTAGACAAAGGCACAGGTAATATGATTTGGTTCCAATACCACACAAAGACTGACAACATATTTAAAAAACCAGAGTGCCACTGGGAAATACTAGACATGCCCCTGTGGGCCCTCTGCAACGGCTACAAAGAGTACCTAGAGAGCCAAATAAAATATGGTGATATCTTAGTAGAAGGCAAAGTCCTCATAAGATGCCCATACACCAAACCTCCCCTAGCAGACCCCAACAACAGTCTAGCAGGATATGTAGTCTACAACACAAACTTTGGACAAGGCAAGTGGATCGACGGCAAGGGCTACATACCCCTAAGACACAGGAGCAAGTGGTATGTCATGCTCATGTACCAGACGGACGTACTCCATGACCTAGTGACTTGTGGACCCTGGCAATACAGAGACGATAATAAGAACTCTCAACTGATAGCCAAGTATAGATTTACTTTCTACTGGGGAGGTAACATGGTACATTCTCAGGTCATCAGGAACCCGTGCAAAGACACCCAAGTATCCGGCCCCCGTCGACAGCCTAGAGAGATACAAGTCGTTGACCCGCAACTCATCACCCCGCCGTGGGTCCTCCACTCGTTCGACCAGAGACGAGGAATGTTTACTGAGACAGCTATCAGACGTCTGCTCAGACAACCACTACCTGGCGAGTATGCTCCTCCAGCACTCAGGGTCCCGCTCCTCTTTCCCTCCTCAGAGTTCCAACGAGAGGGAGAAGGTGCAGAAAGCGACTTATCTTCCCCGGCCAAAAGACCACGACTCTGGCAAGAAGAGGACAGCGAGACGCAGACGCAGTCCTCGGAGGGGCCGGCGGAGACGACGAGGGAGCTCCTCGAGCGAAAGCTCAGAGAGCAGCGAGTCCTCAACCTCCAACTCCAGCAATTCGCCGTACAACTCGCCAAGACCCAAGCGAACCTCCACATAAACCCCTTATTATACTCCCAGCAGTAAACAAAGTATACCTGTTTCCACCAGAAAAACCCACTCCCATACAGGGGTACCACGGGTGGAACACCGAGTTTCAGGCCTGCCAGGCCTTCGACAGACCACCCAGAAAGTACCTCTCAGACACACCTACCTACCCTTGGCTCCCCGTCTCCAATCCTGAAATAAAAGTGAGCTTTAAGCTCGGTTTCAAATGTTACAAGGCCGTGGGAGTTTCACTGGTCGGTGTCTACCTCTTAAGGTCACTAAGCACTCCGAGCGTTAGCGAGGAGTGCGACCCTTCCCCCTGGTGCAACGCCCTCGGCGGCCGCGCGCTACGCCTTCGGCTGCGCGCGGCACCTCGGACCCCCGCTCGTGCTGACACGCTTGCGCGTGTCAGACCACCTCGGGCTCGCGGGGGTCGGGAATTTTGCTAAACAGACTCCGAGTTGCCATTGGACACTGTAGCTGTGAACCAGTAACGAAAGTGAGTGGGGCCAGAC